TGTGTGTCCATCAAGCACCGTCCGGCCCGTGGCAAGTACGACCCGGAGAAGATTCGAGTCGTCTCACTTGGCTGTCATGTCAAGGGAGCTTGTCAACCTTTCCCTGATTGTGATGATGTAGAGAGTAATATTCTGGGAGCAAAACATAGATATTTGAGATTGACGCCCAAGATTTGTGCGGCAGAACTGCATTCATTTCGCGGTTTTGTCCGTATGCTTTTGAGAAGGTTCTTCAAACCTTTGGACGCGCATGACCCTAATTTTGAGTGGCCTAACTATATTGAGCACTTACGTGATGCCGGTTATTCAACGCGACAGATAGAGGATTATGATAGGGCACATGAAGAGCTCGAGACCGGAGATTATAGCCGATTGTATGAATTGAAAGGCCATACTAAACCAGAGTTCTACCCAGAATATAAACATAATAGAATGATTAATGCACGAAATATGAAGTTCCGAGCGCTTTTGGGACCTGTAGCACACGCGATGGAAGCGTACATTTACGATTTTGAGATCCGTGGCCACAAGGTGTTCATAAAACACGTTCCGGTAAGTGAGAGAGCTAGGTACATTATCCAAAACACTAGTCCAGGATCAGCGGTTTACGAAACAGACCATAGTGCGTTTGAAGCTCATATGGCGCCGCAGGTGATGGAATGTTGTGAAGTGGCATTGTACCGTTATCTGCTCAAGAATCATCCAAGGCGGAGTTTTGTGATGGAGCACATCGTTAAGGCCCTTGTGGGCATTAACAAAAGTGTGCATAATGGATTTGTCACACGTTGTCGCGGTAGAAGAATGTCTGGCGACATGGTGACATCCCTTGGAAACGGCTTCACGAACATGTGTGTGTTGGCTTACACACTTTACCGGTGCGGATATAATTATGATGATTGTGACTTTTTTGTGGAAGGAGACGATGGGGTGACCCAGGTTTCGGTCCCACTTGCTACTGGTGGTCGGCGATTGCCACATGAAGGGGATTTCAAGAATCTTGGTTTTGAGGTAAAGATGGCCAAGAGGTCCTCTTTTGCAGAAAGCACTTTCTGCACGATTGTAGCAGATGAGCAAGTGGGTGAGGTCCTTATAGATCCCGCAGAGGCACTAGTTAAATTTGGGTGGACATTCAGTAACGACAAGCTCAATCCTAATCTTCACAAGCAGTTGTTACATGCCAAGGCTCTTAGCCTGCTATGTGAAGCACCTGCATGTCCAATTGTTCGAGCCCTCGCTGACTACGGTATTCGAGTCACGAGGGGGGTGGCACCCAGATTCGACCGCCTCGAGAGATGGTGGACTAGTCAGTTAGAACTGACTGA